TACAGATTTGTAAAAATCGGAAATGTAAATTCTAACCTGTGGATAACTTAGATATACTTTCATTCAATCTCTGTTTCATAATATCGAATTGGAAATCAGATATTTTTACATCTGAGAAAAATCTGAAAACACGAACTCCTTTACCACGTCCCATGCCTTTTTTAACAATTCGTAGGTATCCATTTTTTTCTAATATTTTGAAGTAGCTATCAACTGTGTCTCGACTAACACCTTTTCGTTTAGCTATTTCATCTGGATAGACTTGCCAGTTAGGGTGATTAGCCAGCACCACCATCATGATACCAACAGCTGTAAAATCCAGGGCAGGATCGTTGATAAAGCTATTACTAACAGTAATATAATTTTCAGTTGCATTCTTGAAAGATAAATTGACAATTTAAATTTTTAAAGTCTGTTATACAGTCTCCTTTCTAAATTTGGTATAATAAAAATAAAAACGTGAGGTACTGAAATGATTTCATGGATTTTAGATAATATGGATATGCTTAATATTATTGCTGCTTGGGTTGGTGCTGTTACAGGTGTTATTGGGCTACTTTATTCAGTTGCAATGAATAGGGCAACTGTTAAAATTTCCAACTGTTTCAAAGATAGAGTTGACCCAAAATCAGATTATCAATATAACTTTGAGTTGGTAAATACCTCAAATGTTGCCGTTGTCATAAAAAGTGTTCAACTTTTTGATATAAACGGTAAAGAAATCTTTGACAACGGTTTTGACCCCAGTTCGGTTGTTCCAAGATATGCAACTGACGAATACGGATTGAGTCGTATTCCTTTGCCTCTCCTTGATAGTAGTTGGTACTCCGAACCATTTGAAGATGAAACAGATCTTTTCCCTAATTCAAGTGTAGGCTTTTCCTACTACTTGAATAAAGCCCCTTACAAGATTAAGGTAACAACAAATAAGCAAATCCATTTTTTCTCTAAATCTAAATCATTCACTCCTATTTACAAAAAATGTGATTAGGTTGATAACTGCACATACAATGTTAATGATTGTTAAAATTGCTAGCATTTTTCTATCTCCTCTCTCAGGTCAATTTAGCAAGTAAAGTTAATTTCACTTCTGCATAGCCGTTCTCGGTTGTGCTTTTTATTTCAAATTCCATAAGAGTTTTTAACTCTTGACCGTTCAAGGATAATTTATCCTCGCGAATTTTAATTTCTTCCATACGCTCTCCTTTTTTATTTAGATAAGTATTAGTTTGTTGTAAGTTAGTATTTATTACTAAGTTAGTGCCGTAAGGCTTAGATTGTTGTATAGTTAGTACTTGTTGTATAGTTAGAAATTTTCACAATGGAAATTTACACATGGCAATTTTACACATGGCAATTTTACACATGGCAATTTTACACATGGCAATTTTACACATGGCAATATTTTCCAACTGTATTTTTAAACCTCGTCATCTGTGGATAACTCTTTCTCAAGATTAGTTTTTAGATACTCAAAGTAGTCATCTGAAATAGGCATATCTGAAAAAAATCTATGTACCGTTACGCCTTTACCTCTGCCTAACCCTAAGCGGTATACTCTGAGATAGCCTGCTTTCTCTAAAAGCTTAAAGTGCTCATCTACAGTGCGCCTGCTTATTCCTAGACGTCGTGCAATCTCGTCAGGATACACAACCCAATCAGACTTATTCATCAAGATTACTGTAAGGATACCTATCGTTGTTGCCTTTAAACGTTTGTCTTGAGCATAAGCATTATTCAAAGAGGTGTAATTCCCATGAGTGTTTCTGAATATGTACTGCATACCTCATATTTAAGCCCCTTTCTGTAACTCTCGATTGTTCATTCATACCTCTCCTAAACTATGATTTAATTCGTATTTTTTGCCTAAAAAAATAAAATCCTTTTCGACATTGTATAGTCGAGCAAGTTTGTCTAAAAGATCCATTGGAATTTTTGAACTATCATGCTCATACTTCAACAGTGTTTGTTGATGAATGTTCAGTTTATTGGCAACTTCTTTTGCAGATAAGTTATAGTTTGTTCTTATTGCTCTTAAAGTCATCTTTTGCACGCACTCACCCCCTTTCAAATATGGTATAATCAAAATAAAACGATTGGAGAGACATAATGTTTGTAGAAGTAAATCCTAATGGTCAATATCGCACCAATATAACTCTTGATGACACTTGTAAGATTTGTAAAAAAGTAACGTCGCCTATAAAAATAGAGGACAATACAAATCAAATTGACTTCAATCATTATAGACTTTGTATCACTCGATATTGCCATCAATGCAAACACTACTTCATTGATGAATTCGATGTTGTTTCTGAAGGTGGAGTATATTCCAACACTTCTTATGAAGTGACATATATAGATGTTAAACCTGAGCTGCCTAGCGATATCCCTATTTCAGATGATATCAGTCTGATTTCACCCATTGGTAAAGAAATCTATTTACAAGCTCTGAAAGCAGAGCAAGAGCGACTAGATCATATCGCGGGCATTGGTTATCGCAAAGCGCTTGAGTTCTTTGTCAAAGATTTTTCTATTGTTACAAATCCTGATGATAAAGAAAAAATCACTAAAATGTTATTAAAACAAGTTATTGAAAAATATATCAAAGATGAGGATCTTAAAACATTTGCACTTGCATCTGCTTATATCGGTAATGACGAAGGCCATTACTATAGAAATAATCCCGATAAAGATTTTTTAGATCTAAAGAACTATTTGCACGGAGTTATTCACTATATGGAAATGAAACTCAATTTTCTTGATGCTCAAGAACTTGTGAATCGTTCAAAGAAATCTTAGAATCTACTTCATCCAACTTCTCAGCAATATATGTTACAGTCCTCAGTATCTCATTGAGGGCTATTCTTTCTAGTTCGTTCATATTATCTACCTCTTATCTTTTTTATCACTTCGGTACTTCACTATCTGACGGATAGTAAAAGATACAATCACAAATCCTGCTAGGATTATCAATCCAGTTTCTTCACTCATTTGCCTTACCTCCTATTCATTTTAAAAAAACCATTTCCAGATGAAGTACACCCAGATAAAGCCAGTTAGCGTCCAGCAAACCACATTCCAAAATTTATTCTTGTCTTTCATGACAAAACCTCCGAGATATGCTATACTGTTAGTGAGTCTTGGGGCTTTCGCCCCGCTCACCCCACTTCTATTTCAAGAAGTGTTTGATTAACTCAACGCTCGCTGTAACAACCGTTGAGATAACCAGAGCCTTAGGACCGTCAAGCCATGGCTCTTTTTTTGTTGCCTTTTCAGGCTTCTTGCGTCTTCGCATATCTCTTTTCCTCCTGTATTTATTTGATTGATTACCTCAACCATGATTATATTATACTACGATTTAAATCGTACGTCAATAGTTTTTTCGATTTTTTTCGTAATTTTTTCGAATTTTTTATTTACAAAATCGAAAATAAACGGTATTATATAGTAAAGAAGATAGGAGGAAAAAACATGGCAAGAGGACGAGGGAAATTAACTCCTCAAGATAAAGAGGATATGAAAGTCTTTTCCGCAAATCTTAACTCAATTTTATCTGATAGAAATTGTAAACAAGCTGAGCTATCTCGAGCGACAGGAATACCGCCTAGCACATTGACAGGGTATGTAAAAGGAACTTCTTTGCCAATCCCTGGTAATGTTCAAAAAATTGCAGATTTTTTTGGAATACCTAAATCTACTCTAGATCCGAGATTTGTTACTGCTAATCCTGTGGTTTACTCTATGGTGGGAGAATCATGTAATATATCTATCTCTCCCACTTCCTCAATCCAAACCATCTACGACCAGTTACACCAGTTAAGACGGGAAAAAGTCCTGACCTATGCCGAGAGTCAACTGAAAGAGCAGAAAAACGAAGAAGAAACGAAGATAAACGAAGTATCGGAAGTCATTCAGCTATATAGCTACGACTACTACGACCACGCCGCTTCTGCAGGTACAGGACAGTATTTAAACGATGTACGAGTGGAGCGAATTGAGTTGCCAGTAGATATCGATGCTGACTTTGTTATCCCAATCAAAGGGGATTCCATGGAGCCAGACTATCACGATGGCGACCTAGTATTTATCCAGACAAGCGTAGAGCTAAATGACGGTGTTATCGGTGTGTTTAACTACAATGGAGAAGCGTATATCAAGCAACTTGTTATTGATAAAGACCAAGCTTACCTACATAGTTTGAACCCAGCGTACAAAGATATGCCAATCACACCAGACACCGACTTCCGAATTATCGGCGAAGTTGTGGACATATATCAGGAGGGATAACATGAGTAGCGAAAGCAGACCAATGGAAGTGATTAAACACAACCTAGATTGCAAGTGCCACAGACGGAGAGAATGGATTAAAGTCAATGATAAGTGGCATGCTATCGAATTTTCAGTGGATGATCCAAATGATCCACCTATGACAGAGGAAGAGAAAGCCAACGTGGCCTTAATTCTTCAACAACACTTACCAGAGATAGGCAACTGAGAAAATTATCGGACGCAATTAGCGAACGTATTATATTTGACAACTAAATAGAAATTTTGATAAAATACAGTTGGATTACCTAGATGAACTCATCTAGTGCAAAATACGGCAGGTAGCTCCTGCCTCGGTCACA